TTCAATGATAAGGTAGCCTTCCCGTGGTTTACTCCTGCTGGATTTAACCGTGGAGCTCTGGACTTTGTGACCAATGTCGGTGTACGATTGAGTTCAGAAGATAGAGACATCCTATACGATGCTCGCATCAACCCGATTGCAGTGTTTCCGAATGCTGGATTCGTCATCTTCGGCCAGAAATCGTTGCAGATGGCTAAATCAGCGCTGGATAGAGTCAACGTACGTCGCTTACTGTTGGAGATAAAGCGCCAGATCGTGAGAGTGGCCGACAAGTTGCTGTTTGAGCCCAACAACGCCCAAACTAGAGCAAGGTTCCTCGCGCAGGTGACTCCCCTATTAGCTCTCATTCAAGCTCAGGCTGGAATAGAGCAGTTCAAGGTGGTGTGTGACGAAACTAATAATACGGCAGAAGATGTCGAAGCCAACAAGATGAACGGTAGGATCATCGTTGTGCCGACCCGCGCTGTTGAGTTCATTTCGATCGACTTTATCATCACAAACAGCGGGGTGAGCTTCGAGTAGGTGATAAGTATTAAAGAGAAACGCTTCAGGAGATGCTATAATGGCACTATTATCAGGTAAAAGCGCCGGTGTAAGTACACGCGAAATCGATCTATCTGGGCCGACTAATGTCAAGCCTAGAGGGATCCCGGCTGGCATCATTGGTACTTCCGTCCGCGGCCCAGCATTCGTGCCGGTGACGTTTGCTACTTTTCAAGACTTTGTTGCCACCTTTGGCAACACAGACGGACAGAAATTCGGCCCGTTGGCCGTCAACGAGTGGATGAAGAACGCTGCGGCAGGAAGCTTTGTAAAGCTACTGGGTGTGGGGGATGGTAAGCAAAGGGGTTCAACTGACGGTGCTGTTTCTAATGCAGGCTTCACCGTGGGCCAACAGTTGCCGCAAGCTAACGGCCTCTTAGGCGCGAATGCGTATGCTGATGCTGTTGCTCCTCGGTCTGGTGTTCTAGGCAGGACTTACATGCTGGGCTGTTTCATGTCTCAATCGGCCGGTTCCAACATATTCTCGGACGCCGGCATTCAGAGCATCTCTGAGATCTCTCCGGCACACCCCATTCTTCGCGGGGTGTTGATGGCACCGTCAGGTGTTGTATTGGCTCTGAGTTCTGCTCAAGTGCCTAATAATACTCCTCCTACCCACGAAGCTGGTGCTGACTGGGGAACCGGTGGTAATGCCGGCGCTAACTTTGGCGATGTCATTACTGGATCTGCGAGAGCTGACTTTGTGATGCTCTTGAACGGTCTCAAGAACTCGGACACAGCAGTAAACGTTCTTACAGCATCCTTTGACCCCAAATCTCCGGCTCACTTTGCTAAAGTCTTTAATACCGATCCTCTGAAGTTGGAAGAGCGTGGCCACTATCTTTACAGCCGATGGGATGTCGACACAGCTTTTGCAGAGATCACTGGATCGGGTATTGGTAGCCTTGCTACAGCAGCGGACACAGTCAAGATGATGTCCAGTCTGGCCTTCTTGTTGACTGGTGCGATGCCACGAGCCAATGGGGCAGCAACGGATGCAACCAACGTTGGGGTTCCGGACTTTGAATCGTTTACTGATAGGTTTAAGACTGCTAAGTCCCCCTTTGTCATCACTCAACAGTTCGGTGGCAAAAACGAGAACCTATTCCGGCTGCATGCAAGAGACGATGGAGCCAACGGTAATACCGTATTCAAGATCACTATTGAAAACGTGCAAGCATCTACCAACGAGTTTGATAAATACGGTCAGTTCGACCTTCTAGTTCGTAAGTTCGACGACTCCGATCTGAATCCGATAGTCTTAGAGTCCTTTAGAGGCCTCAGCTTGGACCTGGCTTCGGATCGTTATGTGGGCAGAGTGATCGGAGACTTGAATTCGTTTTATGATTTTGATAAGCGCGCCGGCGCCCAAAAGCTGGTCGTCGAAGGCAAGTATCCCAACAACTCTCAATACATCAGAGTCGAAGAATCTGCAGATCTACGCAATCGTCGGCACGATCCGACGGCTCTGCCTGTGGGCTTCAGAGGCTTGCCGCATTTGGTGACTTCTGGTACTGCGACCGACGGTTCAGGTACGCAGCCCATACTGACGGGTACTTTTGGTGGTAGCAGCGCTGGCGCCGAAGGCACTACTGCTGCGAACACTGTCGGCATCACGTCCGACGAGATTTCTCGAGTCGTACAGCTTCCTGTTCCGTTTAGAGAGAGCATCGGCGTCGGCCTGAGTCCCAAGAAGCGTGCCGAAGCAGCATTGACCTGGGGCGTACAGTTCGAGAAGAAGGATAACCTCAATCAACCCAACAAGGGGCAGTTGTTAGACCAGTCGATAGTCAGTTTCACGACGTACTTTCCCGATTGGCACACAAGCGAGCAGAATCCTATCGTCGAGAACAATGCTGGTGTACCGGACCTCGCGGGGTGTATATTGGACGTAGATAGGTTCAATAACAACCTCTTTACGCTCGAGCGGATCGAAGTCTTAACGAGTTCAGCTGATGTGCCCGACGCCATGCAATGGCAGGTGGCAGCTTATCGTCGCGACGGTATCCAAGTAGGAACCATGATCAACAGAGATGGTACTGCAGGGAAAGGCTCTAGGTTCCTGGATCCCTCCAAGGACTTTGCCGATCTACCTACGCGTAAGTACTTGAAGTTTACGTTCCCGTTGCAGGGCGGCTTTGACGGCTTGAACATCTTCAACGAAGACAAGTTCAAGATGAACGACGATGCATGTCGCCGAGAGATGGCAGATGCTAATGAGTCTAGTGTCAACTCTGCAACGGTTGCTTCGATTCGTAAAGCCATAGACGTTATCGAGGAGAAGGCTGACATCGACATCCAGCTGCTAGCAATACCGGGCCTCAGAGTGCCAGCGATCACTGATTATGCGATCGATGCAACTGAGAGGCGTTTCGATGCGCTGTACGTCATGGACATAGAGGAGAAGGATAGCATCAATGCTTTCGTCACATCTTCGGTCCAAAAGATCAATGTAGCCAACACTGTCAACCGAATGGCAGCTCGTTCACTGGATTCGTCATTTGCTGCAGCTTACTTCCCGGACGTAGTCGTTATGGATCCGTCGACTAAGACTAACGTACAGTGCCCGCCGTCTGTGAGCGTCTTGGGGGCTTTCTCCCTCAACGATAGAGTGGCACATCCTTGGTTTGCTCCTGCTGGTTTCACCCGCGGCGCGCTCAAGTCTGTGATCGAGTCCCAAGTCAAGCTGAATAGAAACAACTTGGATGATCTGTATACGGTGGACATCAACCCACTTACTGCTTTTGCACACTCGCCTGGGGTGGTGATATTCGGACAGAAGACGCTGCAGGCTGCACAGAGTGCACTCGATAGGGTCAACGTCCGTCGTCTGTTGATTGACGTACGCCGTAAGGTTCGCAGTGTTGCTAACACGCTGCTCTTCGAGCCCAACCGGGAGGACACGCTGGCACGATTCAGTTCTGCTGTGACGCCGATCCTCACGCAGATCCAACAGCAGCAGGGCCTTGACAGGTTCAAGGTTCAGATCGATACAACCACTACTACGCAGGTGGATGTGGAGAACAATACGATCCGCGGCAAGATCTTCTTGCAGCCGACTCGTTCCGTGGAGTTCATTAGCTTGGACTTCGTAGTGACGAACGCTGGAGCGGGGGTATAACCCAGGTAGCTACATAGTTATATGAAGCATCCTAAGGAGTAGAGAGAAAATGGCAGAAACACTTCCAGTCACTGACATGCTACCTAACAAGTTTGAGCCTAAGCGCAAGTTTCGTTGGGTCTTTGCAGTCGAAGGCATCGATGCTTTCCTCATCAAGACGGCCGCCCGTCCGACTGTCACCATTGAGGAGCAAGAGGTACCTTTCATGAATTCCACCCGCTGGCTAGCCGGCAAGACCAAGTTTGACGCGATTACCGTCACTCTCCATGATCCTATTGCTCCTTCGGGTGCACAGCAGGTAATGGAGTGGGTTCGCACTCACTTCGAGTCTGTCTCTGGCCGAGCTGGTTACGCTGACTTCTACAAGCGCGATTGCCAACTCAAGATGTTGGATCCGGTTGGAACGGTCGTCGAACTCTGGGACATCAAGGGCGCTTTCCTGACGAATGCGACCTTTGGCGACCTGGACTACGGTTCTTCGGATCCGGCCGACGTGTCGATCACGATCCGATTCGACAATTGCGTACTACAGTACTAATCAGGAAAAACGATAATGAGAGTATCCAAAAGGCAACTCGTGAGGATCATCCGTGAAGAGAAGGCTCGGTTGCGCCGAAGAAGAGCCCCTCGCACTGTGCGCTTGAATGAAGCCCAGCTGCGTCGATTGATCCGCCGCGAGCGCGTCTTGCTTGAAAAGAAGAAGGGCAAGAAGGGCAAGAAGAACGTTAACATTACTAAAAATGCTCCATGGAACTGGTGGGCAGTCGTCCAGCAAGAGCCAAACCAGTTCGGTTCCAACATGTTCACGCCCTCTGCCGGCGCATCTCAACCGCTCTTCGGTGGCGCTGAGCCGATGCCTGAAGCAGAGTGGAATCGATGGTTCGTTGCACCCGAGTCAGAGGGCTTAGGACATGCTGGGGAACAATACGAACAGTACATGGAGATATGGGATGACGTCTCTAGCGACATCATCGACCGAGGGGAAGAAGAAGAGGCTATGAGGGACACTCCCGAGGAGCGCGAACAAAGAAGGAAGTACTCCCCCTACGAATGATTTAAGGTCTATTTGGGCAACTGCAATATTCGTGCCGCCAGTGACCAACCGTCACTGGCGGCTTTTTTAACATACCTACCTTCTGTGACAAACAAAGCTCGCAGCGTGTTAACACGAGGCGCTGCGTCGAGTATCATTTAGCACAGGAGTAAGTTGACAGTGAGCAAAGAAACCAGAGAAGGTAACGAAGTATTCACAGCTGACCAGGCACAACAGGCCGGCTTTCAAACCAGAAACATAATGGCCGACGACTTCGGCTTCGAAGTCCCTGTGGAGGCTGTACCACTGCCCTCCAATGGTATTGTATACCAAGTCGAGAGCCCATTGCACGGGATGGAAACTTTGGACATCAAAGCAATGACAGCAAGAGAGGAGGACATTCTGACCTCCCGCGCTCTGATAAAGAAGGGCACGGTCATCTCAGAGCTCATCAAATCCTGCTTAGTGGACAAGTCC